TCTTCGTTTATTTTTACTTGGTATTCAAGAAACGATATGCGACCATTTAACTCACCATATCCCCAGACCATTGCACCGATTACTGCTACTGCTTGGAAAAGCATAGGCAAACTAATGTTAAGGCTTGAGTCTTGCCCTATCGGTTTAGTCATTCTTTATTCTCCGTTGGTCTTGGTTTGGGTTTTTTGTTAATAACTATTTTTTTTCTATATACAGGCTTAATAAACTGGTCTGTTTGCCAATACCTATAATCGTTTGTATTCCAACCGATAGCTAATGAATTAGGGTAATATCTGTATCCTTGAAAATCAGACCTATACACTTTAACAACTTGTGTGCTATCAGTATATGTAATTATTTGTGAAGGTACAGGTTCTCCCACATCTCCACTAATAACGTATCCAAAGAAAAGACCTACAATAAATTCAATCATTAGTTACTACCATTGTTAATTCTTTGAGCATCTATATAAAGTTCATTATAGATACCCAAGCTATCAGCTTTCCAAATTACTTTACGCATTAAGCTATCTAACTCAAACATTTCTTGCGATAGCTCTTCTCGTGTCTTACCTATGTAGTAATCTTGACAACTAAAGATGCTTACCATAAATGCTATTGCAAAACCAAGCACTACCATAGCGTTTAGTATTTTACTTGCATCTGCCCATTGGTTGAGTTTTTTACGCATTTTCTAACGCTTCTACTTTTGCTTCAAGGGTTTCAATTTTAGCCATAGCTTCTTGAAGTGCCTTTATTGATTTCATATATAGAACGCTATAAGATACAGTTTTTACCATATCTCCTTTATTAATATCATCATTTACATCTATTTCATTATCAGTAGCAGGATGTTCTTTAACAAGTTTATCCATTCCAGCTTCTTCAAGTTCTTGAGCAATAACACCAATTTGTTGCCACGCTTTATCTCCATATTGGGCAACATCATCATTCTTTTTAAAGTTTCGTACTTTAACTGCTTTTATATCATTCCATTGAGAATTAGCATCCTTTATATCTTGCTTAATTCTTTTGTCTGAAATAGAACCATAACTATTATCGTGGTTTGTTACATCACCTTCTGAAGATATTACCAATCTTGCAACTGCACTACTACCAACAGAGTCATCACATCTTAAAAATTCTGAAGTACCATTATCTGGTGTTTCGTGAAATCTAAACATTGCTACATAAGGGGCAGATGAGCTTGGATTTCTATTATTTTTAAAAGAAACAGTATATGCGTTTGTATTATCTTCAACAGTTAATGTGTGAGCAGGGCTTGTGTTTCCAATACCTACTTTGCCACCAGATGTAATACGCATATCCTCACCAGAACCACCAGTTCTAAATGTCATAGCATCAGCAGAATTATTGTAAAGAATAACACCTGCATCATAATCACCTGCATCACCAAAACAAATTTGTGAATTATTTGCTGTTCCTGAAATTATACTCATAGTACAACCATCACCAGTTGCACTATTGTTTTGTAATACCAACGCAGACTCAGAAGCAACCACACTTGGCATAGTACCATCATCTAAAGCAATGTGCATTTTTCCAGCAGGATTTGTTTCATTTATACCTACGGAGCCATCAGCTGTAATACGCATTCTTTCAGCCGTAGCCCCACTTGTATTACAAGTATAAATATGAAGTCCAGTTGGCATTTGGTCTGATTGAACAGTACCTTCTGTAACAGCATACATAGCTAAACCTGTATGATATTCATTGTTAGCATCAGCACCTTGAAAGTCAATTTGTCCTAAGTAATCACCTGATGAAGCTATTGTTTCATTGGAACCATCATGGTTTGATTTTTGAAATCTTAAAAAATTATTGTTATTACCTTGTCTTTGGTTGCTTAAAATCATACCAGTTGATACTTGTCCAACACCATCCGTTACTTCAAGCTTAGCATCTGGACTTGCAGTTCCTATACCAGTCTTTCCATCAGATGTAATACGCATATGCTCTGCATAGCTTGAGCTACCAGTTCTTTGAGAAAATGTAAAATCACCAGTATTGTCACCAGTTCTTACATAATTTATAAATCCTTGAGATGTAGCACCACTACCAACTTGCAATCCTAAACTTGCTACATTATTAACACCACTACCATCAGAACCATTTGTGTTTTGTATAATAGCAGATTCAAGTATTTCAGCCCCTCCATTATACGCTGTACTTGAACTGTGTGCTGTATGAAGTGTTGCTCCCGGACTTGCAGTTCCGATTCCCACTCTATTATTATCACCCTCTACTACAAGAGTAGTTCCGTCTACTATAAAGTCGTCAGCAGCACCACTACCTAAAGTTATTGTAGCTCTTTGCTGTGATAAAGATAATGATGTTGAAGTTCCAGCTCCATCTGTTACTGCTTCAACTGTGTCAGCACCAACGGCTCCTGTTACAGATAGTAATCCTGTATAGGTTGATGCAATCGTATTTCCTGTTAAAGTTGCCATAATTTTTTATCCTATGTGTTCTTCCCACTTAACATTGTCTTCTTCATAGTTAAGTTGAGTGATATTCCAAATAACATCATATATTGATTTTAAAAAGTTTAACCCTGTTCTTTTCCAACCTAAAGGCATACTATGCTTTCAGTGCTACAATATTGGTAGCTGTTGTATTAGTAGCATTTACAACGGTAGCTCTTACTGGCAAAACCTGACCGCTTGCTACATTTTTAAATACTATATTAGAACCACTTGTAGCGCAATCTAAACTAATATCTCCTCCTACGCCTATGTAAAATGCTTCGTACGTTGCTCCTAAAGAATGGTCTGAACCTCCATGTACCGCCGTTACTGCTAAAGCTGTACCGTATAACATCTTTTCTAACGCTGCTTGAGTTGATTCTGTTGCAACTTCTATTTCAGCTAAATCAACATTTGCTGCGGTTGACAAGACTTCTAAAGCAGCTATGTCGGTTTTTATTGCATTTGTGTCAGCGTCAATTCCTGTTAGTAATGCTTCATTGGCCGCATGGTCTACATTTGCAGCTGTCAATAAAACTTCTATTGCCGCCATGTCAGTTTTTATAGCATCCGTATCTGCATCTATAGTAGTAAGTAAAGCTTCGTTTGCTGCGTGGTCTACGTTAGCCGCAGTTAACAATACTTCAATAGCTGCTGCATCAGTTTCAATAGCTGTTAGTGTAGTTTCTAATGTATCTAGCTTAGTATTACTAGATGTGATTAAAGTTTCTACTCCGTCTACGTGTCCAATAATAGTAGCTTGATTTGCTGCTGTTGCTCCACCAGAAGGCAAAGCAGATGATACTATGTCTACTTGCGTATGTCCAGCTGCATCAACTAGGGGAACGGTACTTGTACCAGACCCATCGGCTGCTGTATTAGCGTATATAGTTACACTGTCATTAGCTTTATCTAAAGCAACGTCTATAGCAACATCGCCACCTTCAGTAGTTAAAGTTACGTTATCTATATCTACATTTAACGCATCTTCACCTGAGTTTAAAACTTTATTTAAAACTTCATTGGTTTGATATTTTCTTACATCTGCCATATTAAATCCTTTTACGTAAAGTCAGCCATCAAGACTCTTCTTGGGCCACCTGTTTTGTCTCGTTTTTGCATACCGTTTCTTTTAACTGACTCATTGTATTTGCCTTCATGTATATTTGCTAGATTTAAACTTACACTAGCAGCATTTCCATCATTTGTCGTACCCGCTTTGTCTTGATATAATCTAGCTTTTACATAATCTACAATGGCACTATGAAATACATTATCCACATCGGGTATATCCGTAATTGCAGATACTGCATTTGGCTCTGCGTAGTAATGCAGTAGCAATCCGTTTGTTACTGCTTCGTTAATAGGTTTATACTGTCCGTACTTACTATGATACGAACCTTCCGTATTCCCTTTTAAAGTAACTAGGCCTAAATGATTCCCTTTAATAAACCATGCTATATAATCTTCAGGGTAATTGTATGTGCTTGCCATTAGTCTATATCCATTGTTGGTATTTCGTTTTCTAAAAGTCTTGGTATCTTTACATAGACTCCTTTGGAATCCATAAAATCAACCCTAAACACTTTGTTTATTTCTACACCAGAATTAGTATCACTTAGTGTATACCATTGCTGGTCTGCTACCGTAGATGTTTTAGCGTATTCTACTTTCGTATTATACTTTCCCATTTCTACAATAGCCTCATTAATCAAATTCATAATATACGCTTCAGGGGCGTTTGGAAAAGCTTGTCTTACTCTTGATATAATTTTTTTAACAGTTAATGAATGTACAGCCATTAATCAGAATCCTTTCCAAGCAATCCTATTTGCTCATAGTTCTTTGTTTCATCTTCCCAATTACTGTCTATTGTTTTCCATGAACCAAGTAAATTAAAACTAGGCGTTGTGTTTAAGACGACAAGCGTAGAGCTAGGAGCGTTATTTAGCGAGACCAATGTCATGGTAGGCGTTGTATTCAATGTTACATTACTAAATGCCATTATCCGCCCCTCATAAGCTGAATACCTTTATCGTAATCAGATTGTAATTTTGTTTGTTGACCTTGATACCAATTATACTCTGTTGTATCTACCGCTAACCTAGACTGCACTTCATTTGCATATCCCTGAGCAGATGCTAAGTATGTTTGAGCAGCTTGAGCATATGCACTAGCTGAAGCGAAATATCCATTCCACACTTGCGCCTTTGCAGATGTCCAAGTTCCTCTTGCTTGAACTTCATTGGCAAATCCCTGAGCTTGAGATAAAGCTCCTTGAAGTATAGAGGTCCATTCAGATAGATGTGCGTTTGCCCTTTGTATTTCTGTCTGTGCAATGTTTAAAGATGAGCCAACTAATTCTATGTCTTCCGCTGCCTGAGCTCCAAAAGCATCTGTTGTGGATGAGGGTTGATTGCCATTAATAATATCTGATACTTGGTCTAAAGCATTTTTTACTCTTGTTAATTGAGACGATGCAGTAGTAAAGGTATCTTCATCATTAAAACTATGAGTATTGATTTGACCTAATGCAGTTGTAATCGCGTCTGCTGCTGTTTTAAGCTCAGAACTGCTACTGTCAGTATCTCCTGCTGACTCTGTTACTTCGGCAACACCTAAAACAATATTAGCTACCATTTTACCAGCGTCTTCTATTTCATCTTCTGCATTTACTACAGAAGCTTCTAGCGCTGTAAGTGCTCCTGTTATATCTGTATTGCCATGCTTATTATTCATAAGCTGTTGTAACGCCTTTATTGCAGCGTACAAAGTAACTAAATATTCGTATTCATCTGGAAAGTTTGTAATAGTAGATATGCCATCAGCATTTAAAGGAGACCCTTGATTGTAAACTGGCACTCCAACCATTTTAATAGTTCCGCTATTAGGAAAAACATTTATTTTCCCATCTTGTGTATAATAAGCTGGGTCTGATGCAGTAGCAAATTCCATGTCAGAAGAGTCCTGAACCCTCCCTCTTTTGTATGCTGGAACACGTCTACAAGGCTGGTCATCTAAGAGGACGTAGAGTATTTTATGAGTTTCAGATGAGGTGCTACCATCAGAGACCGAGACTTCATCCGCTACTCTTTCCATTACAGAGCGAGGCATAGCATTGATAACCTCATTAGCTCCCTCTGTAATAAAAGAATCTAAAGCAGTCTCGTCACTAAACGCCCCTACTAAGTCTACTATTTGAGCACTAAATGTTGCCATCTAATACACCACCTTTTGATTTGATATCATCACCAATAGTTGTCTCTTTAAAATTAATTAAATCCTTACGGATTGCAGTTGCAAAGTTAGAATCTCTAACTATTACACTAGGGTTATATAATGGTTTACTTGCTCTTTTTCCACAAGAACGACAGTAAAACCATCTACCCTTATTGTCAGCTTCGCAATGCTGACAAGTCATTATGCTCCACCAACAACAAGCGTCATTACTCTATCACCTGCTAAGGTAGCGTGTGTAATAGATAGAACTTTATTGTTTGTAGAATCTAATGACTCAATAAAATCTTTTATGTCTCTAGCCATTGTTCCCACAGCTCCAGTTTCGATACCGGGATTTCCTGCGTGTATAAACACCTTGACTTTTACGTTGTCATAATCGGCCATTCTATTCCTCTTTAATTTTTATTTTATGGATTTTCGGGGCTAAACCTTTATACGAATAGCCCCACAGAAATCCAATCTGTTGTCTTTATATATTCAGACTATGAAGTAGTAACTGCGTCATCTATTCCAGACATACATTCTGCTACGTATTCACCACCGGTAAACATTATATTAATGTAATCACCTTTTTGTGCTGAAGTACCAACTATAACATTAGATACCTGAGTACCTATTGTAGAGTTTGAAGCATTTCCGCCTGCATCTTTCATTACCATACTAACAATAGCACTGCCAGCAGCGATTGTAATAGCGCCAGTTGGTGTCTCTTCTTCTACAATAAACTTGTAGTGACATCCATCAACGCCAGTTGCAGCTGTTGGAAGTGTAATGCTGTATGCACCACCAGTAGAACTGAGCATGAAAACTTTTCCACTGTCAGCTTCTGTTAGGGTACGTGCTACGGTAATAGGTTCTATCTTTTGTAGAAATCCGCCTTTACCACTGTTCTTTTCTCTTGTTGCCGCTCTCATTATTCATTACCTCCTATATTAAGGTGCTGTGTAAGCAGATTCGAAGTTAAACAAAGCGTGTGCTTCAGGTAGAGATACTTCAAGACCAGCTTCTGTAAGAACCATGTCTTTACGCAAATCTTCATCTGCACTTTGTACGTTTGTCATAATATGCGTGTCTCTGTTTACGCCGTTACCAACTAGAGGTCTATAAGCAACTTGGTCTAAGTCTACCATACACATAAATCCAGCTGCAAAGCCTCTGAATAATGGCTCTTTAACTAGAGTTAAATCACCGTGAATGGTTTCAACCTTCATAACTTTATGCCCATAGCTTCCGCTTTCTTGCGCCATCAAAGGATGCGCAGCAGAGTATGCACTAGATAAGAATGTTGAAGAACTTGCCAGCTTGTTAAAGAAAGTAATAACTGGCATTGAACATAGAGCAAGTTTTGCACCTGAACCACCGCGAGCAGGGTCAAATACAACTTCTAAGTCAGCAAGTAAAGCGTCATATGTGAACTGGTCATCAGCTCTTGTTGAGAAGTAACCTTTGTCTTCAGTGTATGATAACTGTGCGTTATCTTTAATCTGAGACTGTGAGTTTTTCACAATACTTCCTACAATACCGTCTGAGTATCCAATACCATTAACACTTCCGCCTTGACCGAAGAGCATAGCTCTTTCGATATCTACTTTATGTTCTCTGAGTTTTAGATTCCAAATTCTATCAAACTCACTAGCGTAACCGCGATAAACAGTAGCTCTTGCTGAATTAGTTAATTCGCAAGATGTTTTGAATATTTGTGTATACCCAATACCATTGTCGAGTTCGCGAGAAAATGAGTCAGGAGAACCTGAACCTTCTTCAAAAGCACTTCCAATAACAGTACACGATGTTTGGTCAGCAGCACCGGTAGTTGAATCTGTTGCAGCAGAAATAGTACGACCTGTAAAGGTTGTTGCACTACCAGTATCAACTGGTGAGCTTTCAATGCGTACAATCGCTGTTTCTGGTTCTTTAGTTGATGCGTTTGTTTCACCAACAGCAAATACCATGCCTTTGATTAAAAAGTCTACTGATGCCGCACCATCTGTTTCTACTGTGTAGGTAAGTGTACTACCAGCAGCAGGAACAGTGTGAGCAGCTGCAAGACGAAAACTTCTATCAGTCATATCAATCTTGTTTCTATCTTTCAGCCATCTGAACTGAGGGTCATCCGTTGGAACTTTGGCTACCTTGGACAAATAAACAAAAAACGGTGATTCTTCTGGAGCGAGGTCTGCTACTCTATCACTAAAGTTAAACAGTCGCCTCGAAGGAATCGTGCTGTCTATTACTGCACCGGGGTCTCCAACCTTCAAAGGATGAGGATTATTATATGTTGACATTATATAATTCCTTCCATGAATTAGTTAATTAAAGTACGCTATTCCGACTTCCCGCTTTTACGACACCTTCCCAAGCTTTGTCTACTCCAGATTTAGGGGAACTAGGAGCTCCACCTTGAAGTACACCAGCCGTTCTAGGCTGTTCTTGAGCTTGTCGTACAGCTTGAGCAGTCTCAGGTCCGTTTCCTTTATTTTTAACGTCCCGAAATAGCTTCACCAGATTCGATAATCCAACAGACTCTTTAGGTTGTGTAACAAATCCCATAAACTCTTGAACATCATTGTTCGAAAATTTGTAGGTATTACGTAACTCATTAACAGTATTGTTGTATGTTATCTCCTCTTGCATTTGTTGTTTTTGTTGCGCCATCGCATTGTCTACTACATCTTTGGCAAGCTGCATATCTTGATTTAGCCTGAACTTAAAAGATGGTGACTCTGGACTGTAAAACGCATCCCAAGGGTTAAAATCTTCTGGTTTTAAACCTTCTTGATTGACTTGCTGTGGTTGTGCAGGTTGATTCATATTTTCCTGTAAGACATTAACGAGGTCTGGTCGGTTTTCTAATAGCTCACCTAGTGGCTCTAGTCTTTTAAGCTTATCAACTTCAGACTGTGACTTATCGTACATTGACTGAAATTTCTTAGCTTCTACCTCCCACTCATTTAATGGGACCGTTTCGCTTTCAACATTTTGTTCGGGAGCAGAATAATCTACTTCATCTATAGCGTCAACTTGTGGTTGCGCTTCTACTCCACCTAACTCATTGTCGTAAGCTGCATTGGTTTCTTCTCTTACTTCTGATATTATATCATTACCTTTGTTTGCTAAACCATCAGCGGTTTGCATGGCCTCTGTCTGTGTATTGTCCATTGTATTTCCTTAATAGATGTCTCTACGCTTCCGGAGCAGAACTAGCATCTTTTCTAACATTTGCTAATTTCTCGGCTTCGAGCTTCACCTTTGTTTGTAGGTTGTTTAATTGAACTCTCCTATCAGCTTTGGCGTCTGAAGCAACATCTTGTAGTCGAGATTTAAATTTCTCAACCTCGACACGTTTTCTGTCGCTAACAGACTCCCTTTGGGCAGTCTGGAGGTCTCCCTCCAAATTCTTTATTTGTTCTTCCATTGCCTGTATTTGTCTCTGTAATAATGCTTTTTCTTCAGTGCGTCGCATAATACTCTCCTTGTCAAATATCTCTGGATTCTTTTTTAATACTTCTGTTTTATCAACAATACCCATACGAAACGCTTCCATATACACCCCAAGCTCTGCCCATTTATTTGTTGGTAAAGTAGAACCCGGTTCTATTCGTATATCGTGCTGTGATAAATTATGTCTTTCTTTTTTAATGTCAAGCATCGTACCAATTTTTTCATCGTACATATTTACAGTTGCTTCCGTTATATCATTATTAGCATTAAATAATCTAAATATTTTTTTGTAGGTATAATGCCCTTTAGATAGATTGTACAGTATTTGACCAACTCTATTAATACTAAATTCTAAGTCACGTAGCTTTGACTTAGGCCTTTCAGTTCCAAGCGCTATCATTCGCTCTGTACCGGCTACTGTCTCGGGGGCTTTTTCTGAAAAACCGTGCATCATTTCAGGCAGGCCAAATGTAAAGTCTATATAAAACTCACATTGCTGTATTAACCTGTAAAACTCACCTGCTAATGGTTGGGGCGCTGGAAAGTGTGGTTCACCTTGTGTTGAGTCAACTTCAATAACTGCATTGGGATTAGCCCAATCTCTTTCTAGTTGCCCTAAATCCTCTACGCTTCCAAGCGGTACAAGTAGCTTAAGCCCACCAGATGCTTGAGCATGGGAAACAGCAAGTGACCATAGCTTATTAAGAAGACGTTGCATTGGTCTAGCACGCGATACATCTGACTGTGGATATGGTGTTTCTGTAAATATATTTGGGAAAGGTATGATTGGATAATGGTCCGAATTAAGGATTGTTTCATATAATACTATTTGACCAATACTTGCACATACTTTAATTCTTGTTTGCTTAACAGGTATTACTTCATACTGATTAACTTCTATTTGCTCTCTGTTATTCTCAACAAACTCTGCATACTCTGGCTCACTAAGTACGGTCTCTTCTCCACTTTGCATATCTATTATGCGATAAAAAGTAACCTTTGTCTTATAAAATCTTTCTAATATTTGATATTTGTTTCTTTCGTAATACTCCAAATCTTTTGTTTCTGCCGGAGTAAACACTTTTTTACTATTACTATTCATAGCATCTGGATAATCTTCTTCAAGATATGTTTCAAGGTCTTGGATTATTCCAGTTTCCATTTCGCCAGTTTCTTCGTTTTCTTGCTCTGCTAATTCTGGGTAGAGGCTAGTAACCTGTTCACCTGTAAGTATAGTAGAAAGGATAATGCTCTCAGCATCATCGTACCATCGGTTGCGTGTATTAGGGGAAACATAGACCCTGAAAGGATTTACATATGTGAACTTTACATCGCCTCTACCGAAGTCTGACTCGGGGTCGACATAACAATACAAGTAACCCATACCTGTAGTTGCGTAATCATGTATTGCTTGTTTTAACTGCCAGTCACCATTTGATTGACCCCATATAAAACCCATAATAGTTCTCCATAGCGAAGCAACTTTTACGTCTGAATCTTCTCTGGGAGTTATTGTAAAGGCTGGTGAGCGTGAAGTTAATACTGCTTTAAATTTTTCGATAGCAGGTCCAATTCTGTCCATTGGAACATCTGCTTGATTGCGTGATTGTAACTCATCCACCTCATCAGAAGTATAGTGATTACCATGATAAAAATCTATATCATAACGAGATTCAGTATCCCAAGTTTGCCTAGCATCTCTATAACGCCTATATAGTTCTTGGTTATAGTCTGCTCGTTTATCTTTTTCTAATACCATTAATTACTTTCTGCTGAGAGCCTCTGAACAAGTACACGATTTATAAGCCCTTTTACTTGAGGATTTAAAACATTGGCAGGTACATTATTTCTTCTTAGCATACTTCCTTGGTTTTTAGATAGGGGTGTTTCTAATCCATATATAGGAAGAATAGCTTCAGCTAATTTTGGAACTTCCATTCTTTGTTCAGTGCTTACACCATTTTCAGATTTGCTTTGATATATATCAGGTTGTAAGGCAGCAATCCTTTGGTCTGAAGCCATAGACCCCATTAAATTATTATTAGAAACCATTCCGCCTTCTCGTGCTATTTTCATTCCAGATTCTTGCTTGTCAGACTCATCAATATAAAACTTTTTATTTCCTCTGGCATTTCTCATCATATCATCAAGGAAACGTTCTAATAGTTTATTTTGCGTAGGAGTTCGAGGCCCTATAAAATCTGGATATAAAAAAGAAGGCACGTTTTTAGAGAAAGGAAATATAACATCCATTTTTTCTTTTGGCTGCCTAGACATTAAATTCTTTTCAGCTTGCCTTCTTAACTGTACCTGTCCACCTTCTTGCATTGGCATACGTTGATTAGAACGAGGTATTTTAGACTGCCTCATTCTTTCTTTTAATCTTTTAATATCTGCGTCGGTATCTATAGGCTCACCTGTAAATGGATTTATTTCTTGACTCCTATCTAAAGAATCCATAAAAGCCTCAAAGTTTCTTTCAGCTTTTTCATAGTCACTAAGTCCGGGGCCCATAAGATTTACTGGAGGGCCAATAAATGTATTAGGGTTACGCATCTCTTGTTGTTTGCGTGGCTGTACTTGACCACCATCTTGATACATTCTAGGATTTCTTTGTTGCATAGGGCTAAAATTCATAGCAGGGTTCATAGGTCTCTGCATCATAGGTTGCCTGTTTACCGTACCGCCCATTTGATAATTATTTATAGGGCCACCTTGCTCTTGCCTATATTTAAATCCAGTATTAAAAGCTTCAAGATTTTTCATATAGTCAGGAAAATTTTCTTCTATGTTGCTCACTGTTTTAGGATTAAGCTTTCTCCATCCTTTTCTTGTTGCAGAATAAACATCTCCACTTTCATAGTCTTTAGCAAAATAAACAGGGTCAAAAGGCTGCTTACCTTTTGCCATTCTCTTAACTTGCGTTTTATCACTGCCCATTTTTCTAATCTCTCTTACAGCTCCCAGTCCTGCTGCAAGTGCATTATAACTACCTGTTGCACCCATGGTTAAACTGTTTAAAAGTAAGTTTAAACCATATCCTTTTAAAGCACCTATACCAGAAGCTGGCCCCGCTGAAGGTCTAAAAATCATATCATCATCAGTTGGGTATATATATCTTTGCGCTATAATATCTCTTTGTTGCTCCGCGCTTTTGCCAGTATTATACAACATATCTTCTCTTTTTGCGCTGTAAGAAATAGGTTTTTTATCTGCATAAACTTGCCCGCCTTCCTGCATCTTGCCCATAGACTTGGCTATCGCCATACCGCGTTTGCGTTCGTACTCAGAAATGTTACCATCACCATCTAAGTCTGATTTCTTTTTATTAAAACCAGTGCCTTGATTGTACATTCTACGGCTGTGTACTTCTCCACCATCTTCGTACTCTATCATACCACCTTGCTCACGACTTAAACCAAATGAAGTTTTACCATCTTCTGTTATTCTTTCTATTGGAAGTCGGGCGTTTAACACCCTACCTAAAGCACCTTCACCGCTTACTCCAGCACGAGAAGCAAGATTAGCAAAAGCAGCCAACACCGGTAAAGAGCCTACGCTTAATTGCTCTCTGGATGTACTTGTATTTCCATCTGGCCCAAAACCTTGCCTAACATCAAATCTGTTAGCGTACGTTCTTTTTTCTCCCATATCTGCACTTCCGGGTTTTGAAACAAGGACATCTTCTATTCCACCATACTGGTCTCCAATGTTTCTTTCCAACATCGTACTCTGTAGGCGCTCTAAAGTATCTAAATCTAATGTTTCTAAATCTGCACGAGAGTATTCTTTTGATACATCATTAGATTCCAACATAGCATCTATAAGTTTACTTTTAACTGAAACTCTACCACCATCTTCGTACTGTACCATACCACCTTGCTGCATCCCGGTTTTTGTTCCAAACAAATCCTCAGAAAGGCTTCTAGTCGTTAAAATATTATCTCTTCCCCCAAATAAATAATCTAAAAATCCACCTCTTTCATCTTCTGGCATAGCAGGTAGCTGTTCAAATGGACTAAACTCGTTTTCGTATTTACCCATACCATGAAGCATTTTAAAAATTTCATTATCTAGCTCTGGGCTTATTCTTTGATTTGGTTCCATTTCTACATTAAACTCTTCTGGAGTATACATACTCCTAGCTCTTCTAACATCTCCCTCTTGTTCACCCGCAGCTCGTGCTCTAACTGAATCTAAATACCTATTATATTTTCCTGTTAATCTTTCTAGTTCTGGTAGACTTTCTTGATATGCTTTTTCGGTTTTAGAGCCATAAATAGGAATATCTTCTTCCATCTCAGGAACATAATTTTCTTCCTCTATTGGCACATCAGGTCTTAGTGATGGGGCAAGAGCCATATTATCTTGGCCCGGTAATAATCCATATTCTCTTTGCAGTGCCCTTTGCTCTAAAGCTGTTTTTAAAAAAGGATTTCTAGTACCTGTATTTTCTCCCATCATCGCAGCTCTTTGAAAGTTTTCTCTTTGTTTTTTAAAGAAGTTACTAATCCTACCACCTTCTTGGTACACGGGTGACTTAGGTTGGGCTATGCCGTTTTGCATAGAGGCAGAAGCAATCAACGCATCAATAGCACTATTACCATTTTGCATTTGTTGTCTATCTCTGCCTACTTGTGTGATTTGTTGTAGTACGGGCAGGTAATCAGGTACTGCCTCTTTTGG